CCCCCGTCAACATAAATTTGATACAAGATGTATTGGTCGGTGTTTGTATTTGTATAAGATGATCCAGTAAATGTAATCAGCCACCGCTGACCAACATAGTTTGGCGTGAATGTTACGGTATAACCAGAAATATCAACGTAATCGGTACCAACGCTAGTGGTGCTAACTGAAGATCCACCATTGCTGTATCGCTGAGCCGACATGCCGCTTTTGATGTAAGAGCCAGCATCAAATGCGTCATCGGTTTTAAGAAGATTTGCTCCACCACGATACAAGTTTGTATCTTTACCAGAGCCAAAGACAATGGCGCCGTTTGCAGCGGTTTGCTGCCCCTGGATTCCCATGGTGTCCGAAATGTCCGCGTCAAAGATAAGTGAGTCTTCGCCAATATACACGGCTGGGTCCGCCCCTCCAGTTGCAGTTCTAATTGCGGTTGAGACGGACAAGTCTCCAGTAACGTTTAGAGTCGAAGCGGCGCCAGAGTAAAGGCTTGCCACGGAAGAGCCGCCAAAGTTAAGGCCGTTTGCGCCAAGCTCAATAACATCCCTAGCGCCGCCCGTTGAGCCACGAAGCCGCAAAGATCCGCCGCCATATTTGTCAACGGTGATCCCGGAGCCCTCAATGGTGATAGCCTGCGTTACAAACCCCGGGGTCCAGGAGCGCACAACATTTCCCTCTTCAATCTGAGCGCCGTCTACGTAAATTGCATCACCGGCTGCCGCGCCTGTTCCGGTCCCAAACTCAATGACTGGTTTTACCCAGCTACCAGTTGCGGTAAACTTGTAGAAAAGTCGGTACCATCCATCTTGCTGCTCATAAATACTGTAATCGTCTGAGCCAGTTCCTATTTCTGCGCCCAAGGTTGCGCTTACTCCGCTTGCCGCATAAACCCTAAGCTTAATTGTTCTAGATGTGAGAAGGGTTTGTGGCGTCGGCTTAACGTAGGCTGAAAAAATGTAAGGCTGCCCGGCAATAACCGCAACGTCGTATTGCGTGGTATCTCTTTTTGGCTGGATAATTGTGGCCGCAGAGCTTGCTGTCGAAAGCAAACCCGACTTTGTGCCAAAGCGATAAGTTGAGTTGTTAAGAATAAGTGTGCCGTTTGCATCAACTTCCCAGTTGTCTGGGCTAACAGTTCCCGTCAGGTAGCTAAAAGTTATGTCTCCAACAGTTGGTTGCACCCCAGCATCTGTTGAAAGGCGCAACATAGTTTGCAAGTATCTTCTTCCGGAAACAACAGCGCCAATAGACGAGTACCAAGTTCCAGTGGTGGCGGTTGTAGTTGTTGTTGATCGGTAAAACATTGCCGCTTGGGTTCCCGCTGGCGGTGCGGGGTAGGTAATGTCCCACTGAGAAGAGGATGTAGAGGTGGAGTCCCATACGTGGATAACCTGCCCCCATCGCACTTTGAAGGCGTAGCGAGCAGATTCCGAGGAAGTGTTCCCCGAGGAGTCAACAACCTCAATGGTCCACCAGTATTCTGTGCCGTTAACCAGACCAGTAATAGTGTCCCAGCCAGTATATCCAGTAGCCGATGAAACCCAGGTTGGAACGTTGGTTGTCCCTGGAACCTCGAAGTAGGTATCGGCTTTATGGGCGGTATCCGTGATCAATCCCGAGTCGTAATATTTTGTCCCACCAGTGGATGCAGAATAAATCCTTACCCGCCAAGACGATTGAGCAAGACTTGCTGCGCTGGAGTAGTTCCAGCCAAGTTGTGGTCGAGCCAACTGTGTAGATGCAGACCATTCCGTTGTATCGGTAATGTTGACAAGCTTTGCAATCCCGGCGCTTGCAGGTGTGCTTGGCGAGCCAATAGTTACGGTTGGTGCAGCTGCGTTGTAGTCAATAACAATGTACGGAGCAACAGCGCCAGAAATACCGCTGGCACCACCTTCAAGGCTGTACCACTCGCAGTAGTCAGATCCGCCTTCGGTGTTGTTGCGAATTTGAATGCCGTAGTTAGTTGCGTTTCCGCCGCCGGTAACAGAGGTTGGCGCCCAAGCCTTAACAATGTCCGTAATGACAATGGTGTCTACGGCAGGACTTGATGGTCGAGAGGCTCTGGTGGTAAAGTTGACTGCGCCAGTTGCCGTTGTGCTAGGTTGGTTGTCCCACTCTACGGAGTTAACGCCGTTGAAACCTTCGTCTGTTCCGTAAATTCCTTCTGTCCACGTAGTTGTAACGCGGCTAAATTTTATTGAGCCGGAATTCCATGTACCGTGCGTATCTCTTAAGACGCCGTTAACAGTCCCATCGCTGGAACGTGGAGTTTTAAGATACAGAGTTGCGCTATTAATAGAGCCTACGTTTGAAAAGTCTACGTTAAATTGAATAAGCGAGCGGATCGTGTAGTCTCCGCTATCACCAACGTAGTTGTGATAATCTTTTCCTGCGCCAAACGACGCGCCGTCTATTCCGCGGATCGCAATTATGGAGTCTTTGGAGGCGGTAAATGTTCTTGTAGCCATATCTTAGTATCCGTATGTTGTCATCGTTAGCGCGTCGCTAACGGCTGTAATATTGATGTTAGAGCTAGTCAACCAGTTTGCAAGATCCACGGTCAACGTCCTGACAGAGGTTGATGGCGTTGAAAAACCAGACAGCTCAAAAGAAGAGTTTGGGATCATGTTAGATCCGCCTGGCATGGCGCCAAGGGTAATTGCTGACGCATTAATCCCACTGCCGTCAATTGCAACTTTTGGTACGTTGGCCTCATAAACATTAATTGCACCGTTCTCAATTTCTATTCGTTTAGTTGAAGCATCAGTCCTAACAACTGCTCCAGGAAGTGTACCGTACTGGTACGTGTCTAAGTCGTTAAGAGTTAATCTATCTATGTCCCAGACCACACCCCTTGCGGTGTTTCCTTCGCCGGGCCCAAAGAATATAAGCTGGGATAGCCCAGAAGATCGGCTACCACCAAAGGCAAAAAGACCAATGTCGCCAGCAAGAATTTGGTTAGCATCAAGATTAACGACGTTAATATCGCGAGCGTCAATTGTTCCTGCGGTAATCTTATCTGCGCTTAGGCTTTGAATTTTTGCGTTAGTGATAGTGGCGTCCACAATCTTAGCGCCATTAATCGCGGCAGTTCCAATGACCGTATCTGCATTGTCTACGTTAATGAAGTCGGTAGCGTTCAGGTATCCACCGGTAATGAATATCTGTTTAGCGGTAACGTTGCCTGCTTTGTCTGCCACAAATGCAGAAAGTCTAGGGTCTGCGTTTCCTGCCCAGAACCTATACCCATCCTCGTTGGCGGCTGGTTGGCCTGGGCCGAGATTGGCTGTTGTTGCGTAGGAAGAGTTGCCGCTCATCACCGCCACGTTATTGCCAGAGCCAACGCTGACGTAGCCAGAACTATCAGCAACAATGTTGGTGGCGGTCAAGGCAGTTGCGCCAATGGTAAACCCACCAATGCGACCAGTGCTTGCGGTAACTGTTCCAGTAAACGAGCCGCTCGTAGCGTTGACTGCTCCAGTAATATTTGCGTTGTTTGCATATAGCGTGCCGCTGGCGGTAACGTTTCCTGCCTTGTCAACAACAAACTTGGCTGAGGCAGGAGAGGAATTCCCAGCCCAGATACGATAGTTAGCATCCGCGCCGCTCATCACCGCCACGTTATTGCCAGAGCCAACGCTTACAAAACCAGAGCTATCGGCAACAATGTTGGTGGCGGTGAGTGCAGTTGCACCAATGGTGAAGCCACCAATCTGACCAGAAGAGGCACGAACTGCCCCTGTAATGGTGGCGTTAGTCGCCACAAGGTTGCCGTCTAGGTCAACGGAGAACTCTGCGGAGGCCGGCGTAGCATTGCCTGCCCAGATACCCTGGAACGCTGGAGAAGTAGCGTCTGGGTAGTTGCCGACGCGCACAACCTGGTTTGCGTCAATGTCTCCACCAACAGTAATCTCGTCTGCGGTTACCGTGCCAATGTCAATAGATGAGCCGACGGTGTTGGCGCTAAGGAGGATGGTGCCGTCTGGCTTGCGGATGATGACGCTGTCGTTAAGCACCTGAAAGATTGGGTCGCCGCCTTCCTGCGTGCGGGCGGTCTGGATGTTCAGTGATGCAGCCGTGAGGTCGCCGTTGACAGATACTGCAAACGTCTTTCGCACGCGGATAGCAACGGGGGTCTCAATTGACGGAAGCTCTGCCCCGTTAAGTGCCGCCGCTGAATCAACGCCAAAGCGATGGCGGAAGGTAAAGACATCCTCTGCGGGTGTGTTTACAACGTACCAAACGCCGCTATATATTGCTCCGCAGTTGTAAAGCTCTATGTAATCGCCCGGCACAAAGTAATGGGCATCTGATGTGGTGACAATAACCTCGTAGACCTGTGCTGGGTTTGGAGAAGGCAACTGGGCAGAGGTAACGCTAATAATCTTATGAGCCTTAGACATTGTCGGAATAAACGCCTGGCTTCTTGCCACCTTGCCCGCTTCAAGTTCGGTCTTGCCAGTGTCGTCGACCGTGTAAAATACTCCCGTACCAGCCGTGTCCACGGCAACGACTCGCCCGTATGCAACTGGGCCGTCATCTTGGTCAACAACACCGACGTTTGCATTCTCTCCATCTGCCTGCGTGTTGTCGCCAGGTGTGCCGAAGTTTGCGCCAGTGACGCGGATGTAGTCACCAACAGAGAAGTATGTTGCGGCAGCGGTAGTGCCAGTCGTGGTGCCGCTTAGGTAGTCTCCCCAGGTAGCGAACGCGGCATATACGACGTTTGGCGATACGGTCAACCAATCAGTCAGGTAAAGGTATCCGCCCGTGTATCCCTGCTGGGCCTCAATAGAATCTTCTACAGAGCCATAGGTCTTGTTGTTCCAGGAAGCAATGGTTTGCAGCTGGCCAGTACGGACCAGGTTGGCATCAAGCACGCCAGTCTTAATGTAGGAAGCATTGATTGAGGCATCGCCATTACCAGCAGAGAGAAGGGTTCCGGCGCCAGCGGCAACCTGCTTGCCAGAGGAATCTGTGACGTCGGTCGGGTTAACAATACGAATCTCTCCGTTCTCAACGGTGAGCGCGCTTACGGGGTTTTCAGCGCCAGGGATTGGCGCAGAAACAATTCTCCGTATCTTGCGTTTTGCCAGGTACTCTTCGGCCATTACCCCTCCAGGGTCTTAGTTATAGCGATTGTTAGGAAATCATCGCCAGATGGGTATACAGTATACACTGAGTAAACCGATACGTTAGATGAATTTGTAGCCACTGCGCGGATTCTGAACTGGAAGTCCAGGTCTGCCTGCCCGTTAATGCTGCTGATTTCCGAGGCAGTTGCCGCGCTAATCGGGCCGCTCGCCACAGGGTCCCAGGCAAAGCTTGTCCCAAGAATCTTGGTGTTGATGTTTTTCCACTCGCCAAATGTGCCGCCCTGCTTAGCGGTGTACGTAACCATAAAGCCGACAGCAACGGCCTTGGCCAGGATGTTTACTGCTTTTCTCGTTACGTAAGTAACCTGCCCGTCTGGGGTGGTGGTCTTTGGTGCCAGTACCTCATACGCAAACGACAGCCCGTTTGATGCAACGTAAGAAACGCGGTAGCTACCGTTTGGATTAACTTCCGTAGATGCCGCTGCGTTGTAGGGGGCTCCAGAAATAACCACAGGCTGCCCAACTTTGAGCCCAGTAAATTTCGTTGTTTTGGAATAAATTACAATCCGTACTGGCTCACCACCAGTGCTGGCGCCGACGGAAATGTGCGTTTTTGCGGGAAGCACACCCATTTTCTTCTTGTTCATATCCTTGACGGTTCTCTTGCGCCACCTGACCTGAACTTCAAAGCCGGACTCGCGCACGCCTCGGGCAAGCGGATCATCAAATGGGTACTGCCAAGACATGCGGAACTCATTGGCAATGGTAGATAGTTTACCATCTGCGTCAACGCTTTCAATGCGGAAATTTCTTACAGCAGGCGGCCTGTCTCTTGCCTCTGGCGCGGTCGCAAGGTCAACTTGCATCTGCCTTCGGCTAATAAGAACAAGGGCATTCTTCTGATAGTCGGGCTCTTGCTCCAAGGAAACGTGATGATACAGCTCAGAACCAATGAGGGATGTCTTGTGGCTCTTCACGATCATTGGCTCAACAACTCCCACCTCTGACCAGATGTATGGGACTACAGAGCCAACTTCAAGGATTGCGTCCGATCCGTTATAGGGATGATCAAACTCGTATGAGTTGATAGTGTCCCCGCTATCTTTGAAGAAGGCCTCTGCCTTGCCGGTGAGTTCATATTGCGTTGAGGCCTTATCCTCTGCCTGGCTTGCCTCAATGATTTTCCCATGAGACTTCCAAATACCCTGAACGTAATCGTATGTGTATTCAAGAACAGATTGGCCAAGGGTTTCGTTGGTAATAGTGTTGCCGTTTTCGTCTGAGTTCACAGTTGATGCGTAGAGGTACAGTCTGTTTGCAACGGCACCGCCGCTTCTAATCGTGTCGGGGGATTCAAAGGGGTATGTTGCCATTGGAATAAAGCTGCTGGCCGTATCGCCGCTGTTCAAGAAACGCCTTGCGGGGGCAGTCTCGTAGGCCAGCCCCTCATCGGCAAATCCATAAGTGCCTGTCAGCTGTACGCACGAAAAAGCAGTTGCGTAGACGTTTTTTGCCGTCGCAGAAGAAAGCTTGATAACCCCAACGCTAAGTTTTGCGGTAGTTGCTGGGGTCTTTACAATAGACCAGACTCTCTGCCACTCGTTATTGCGCGTCAATGGGGTTGCGTCTACAAACGAGATGTCGTGTGACGAGCCAACAGTGTTAGTCCCTGAGGCGTAGAAGTGCACGCGCAGGGCTGCCTTAGTCGTGTCGGATGTCTTCATGTAGGCAGAGACAAAGTAGTATTTGTTCGCCGAGACGGTTGTCTTGTCTGGGTTCTCTGTGATGAAATCGGTGTGAGCCTCCCCAGCAGCAGTGCCAGAGAAGCCCAATGCGTAGCCATAGCCATACGGGCCTGGTTGCTTTGTTGCGTCTGCTGGGTCCTGTGTAACGACGGCAAAGTTAGTAAGGTTCCAATACCTAGAAGAAGAGACGGCCCGTTCATCCTGCAAGATAGAGTTCTTAACAAGGTTCTTGGTGTTGAGTTCTTTGTATTGCAAGTTCTTGTTTTTATCTACCCAGAACCTAGCGCCGGTGGTCTTTGCGATAGCGTCTAGGACCTGCTTTAGGGTTCGCCCGCCAAACTGTGCGTTCTTTACTTGGCTAGAATCAGAAAGCTCGCTGTTTGGGACGTTGCGTAAATCTCTGTAGTCTGGAACCAGGTCGCTGTCAATGAAGTTAACAAGCGCCCACTTGTGCATCATCCATGCGCGAAGTTTTAGCGCCGGTGCTGCGCCAAGGTCCGTGTCGTAGGCAATAATTTCACCGATGTGCGCGGTGATTGGGTATCTATACTCAGAGGCGCTGTCTTGCTCCATCCCCAAAACAAGCGTGCCCGCGCCAGAACTGCTCCAGGCAATCGGCAATTCGCTATCCCATATATTGCGGTCAATGTTTGTAACAGAAAGCGCTTGTTCCGGGCCAGTGTTTTTCGAGATGTATACGGTAGCCGCCGTCGACGTAGAGTAGGCGACCCTTAGCTGCAATACGCAATCTTCCTCGGCAACAAGCGTAATGTTTGTGGCGGTGTATTTTACCCTGCCCCCGGTGGTTACAAAGCTTGCCCAGGGGTGACCGTTGTTGTCAATACCAAAGGATAGGTAAGGTGCGCCAGCGGGTGTTCCATGCTGGAATATTGCTGCGTAGTTTTCCACATCTGCGGTGCCAGTAGCTGCGCCTGAGGTAATGGTGCCGCTGGTTACGGTAGTGAATCTGAATTGGGTAGTGCTGGTTATTGCAGTAATTACCCAGGTGCCATTCAATGCCGTGTAGCCAGATGGCCCTGCCGATAGCGCCATAGTCACTGATTGGCCCACTGCAAAGTTATGCACCACTGACGTGTTGACTATTGCGGTAGTTGAGGTGCGAGCTACAGTGCTCACTGCAATTGGAGCAGTAGGAAGCTCAGTTGCCTGCATTGCAATGGTCCAGGTAGAGCTTAGCTTCGACGTTCCAGCGCCGGCCGTTGGCACGCTGCCATCTAGATAGAAACGATCTCCGCGCAGGGATGTCCATTGGCTGGCAACAAACTTTATTGCAGTTCTTCCGCTTACATACACTCCAGGGTTTCTTGGCATAGTCAAATGCGTAGAATCCGGCACGTACGCTTTCCTTGTTCTTATCTGACAGGCGCCGCTTTCTGTTGCCGCTGCAGTGCGCACAAAGGTAAACGTCGTTGGCGAGGTCACTTTTATGCCGTTTACAAGGCCGGAATCTGGCGAGCCAATATCTACGTAGGTTCCACTTATTCCCTTGAACTCAACTGCGGGCTGGTATGTGCCTAGGTTGTGCGGCTCTGTGGTGGTAACGGTGTATGTTGCGCTGGCCCCCACTGTGACCGCATAGGTTCCAACGGTAACTGCTTCTAGCCACTCGTAGTATTTGATTTGAACAATGGCTCCGCCCTGTCGCTTAATTCTCAAATCGCTTGCATAATTTCTTTCTGAAATTCCCGCTGATGGCTTGGTAAATACGTTAAGAATTTTGTCAATTGACCAATCAGATTTCTTTACGGCCTTATCTGTATTCGGGGAAATTACGAAGCTGCCCGCTGGTGGAGCAATTTGCGCCCCGCTCATAAAGGAAACCTTGGCGTTTGGACCGGGGCTTTTATTAATGGCAAGTGCGTGAGACGGTCCGCCGGTAAGCGTAATTATCTTTTTTGTTGCGTCGTAGGAGTAGCTAGAATGAGCCCATCCTGCCGACTTGTTGAGTGCCTTTATTGCGTTTCTCTGAGCAGTGTTAAGTCCAGGGATAAGGTTTTGAATGCCAATCAGCTTAAACGGAATGTTCCATCCGGAATAATATGCCTGCGGCGGTACCGAGGCTAGGTAAATTTGCCAAGTCGTGCTCCCGGCCGCAGAAACAACCTTTGTAGCCTTTACTGACGATGCCCCAATCTTGTATCGGAATTTAGTAGCTTCCAACTGATCTACATTGATTGCCCGTTTTGCAGTTGCGTGTTGACCTAGCCCAGTATCCGAAGATGAAAAGTAGACCTTTGTTCCGTCTTTGACTGTTGAGGAAACGCTTGTAGTAATTTTTGCATAACCGGTATCAAAATACTGCATAAAGGTAATAGGAGTTTTTCTTACCTTTGGCTTATATTTCTTTGTCCCGGGGGCTCCAATTATGTACGGTTCAGTGTTGCTCACATTTGCGCGACCATCAACATATTCAAGGTAGTCTGCGCTAATGACTGATCCTATAGCTAGGGAATGCAGGTTTGCGGCGAGCACGCCGGAAGGCCTTGGCCTTCCAATAAACCTTACAAAAAATGTTGCAGGCGTAATCCCGAGGTCAATGTGCTCGCCCACTGTCCCCGTGTCGCCAGAGTCAAAAACGGTGTAGATGCCAGAGAATGTATTAATGTAAGTGGGGTCGTAAGTTGAGCTTGATGTAATGTCAAAGTATGCAGAACGCCCCTCGCCAAAAGCTGTCGTTAGGTCCACTCCAAGACTCTTATTGAAATAGAGCGTAATAATGCCGTTGTCTCCCCAGTGAATTCTTTCAGAACCAGACGCAGAGCGATACTCAACGCGCTTAATCCGACCGGCTCGCATTGGTACAGATGAGTCAAAGTTTGTGTGGCCGATTCCAGAAATAAAGAACGCATCTTGCTCCTGATACACGTCGTCAGCCCTGCTGATCATGAGCCCAACGCTACCGGACGTTCCCGTGGTCGATGGGAACGCCTTGGTAACAGTTGCCAAAATGTCCCCTGGCGAGGCGAGCGGAAGTATCTGGCCGGAACCGTTGGCCTCAAAATGAAATTCACTGCCGATAACTTTAGTAATTTTTGCAACGCCAGCCTCGCACAACACTTCATCTGGCCCAAAGGAAATATCAACGTAGATTTCATCGCCAACAGTTAACCCGTGATTAGCGGAAATAAAATACACCTTCCACTTGTTGTCAAAAACGTCCCTGTATCTGCCGAATGAGTTAATGCTAATTTCCTCAGTTACTTTTGCCAATTTTACGTAACCGCTTGGCACAAAAGGAACAGTCGGCGCTGCATTCTGGCGGGCGACAACAAATGTGTTTGTCGTTACGCTAATAATTTCTGCTTCGGTAACGCTCCAGTTAATCGTTCCGCCATAAGCGGTAACCTTCTGCCCGGCAACAAACCCGTGGGCGGTAGAGGTGTACGTAATGTTTGGCGAAGAGTATGTGGCTGCTGTTATTGAACGATAGGCGCCAACACCAAAAGCGCCAGATCGATTGAGCGTTACCCTTTTCGAGAGGGTTTCAACAACTCGGAATCTCCCAGAAAATGGAGCGGCAAGCCCAAGCACCCTAACAATTTGATTGTTCTCAAAGAAAGCACCGGTGTTTTCATCAATAAACACATAGAAATTGTCTGCGTCAAGAACTTCGTAGGAGTTGATAATTTCGGCGGTAACGACCGTCACTTTTGTTACGCCACCATTGCGCATTGCGTGAATAACTCTATGCCGCCTTGCCGGAGACGAAAGCTCTGCCCCCTCAGAAATCATCGTTGCCTTTTCGCTTTTGTGCAGATTGTTGTCAGGATACAGTTCGATGTCTGGATCAATCCCACCTACGTCAATACTGATGCTGCTGTACTTTCCATCGTTTATGTCGTTAGCAGTTGAAACTTCTGTAATCGTAAAGTTTGCGTCGTCTACCTCTGAGATTTTTGTGTTTGCCTTAAAGTTAACAAGGTCAATAGTTTCACCTGCGATCAAAGAGTGGGGCCTTGCCGTAAAAATTTTGATGTCGCCGGTGTCGTCATCGTAGGACGAAAGCAGGCGCACGGTGCATGTTGCGCTTGCGGGGATTGTGAAGTCACTTGGGATTGCGCTGTTTGCCTCATCGTCTAGGTCAACCTCAATTGATGAGGGAATAGCAGTGATAACAAGTTCTTGGTTAGCAATTGTATCCGCGTCTGTTCCGGTCGGAGCTCCGCTGATGTTAGAAATAGAAATGCGGTCACCTGCAAAAATGTTTGAACCGGCAGCTGAGATGCCGAGCGTAAGGACGTTTGTGGAGTTATTATATGTAACCGTAACGTTTGGTACGTTGACAACGAGCAAGCGGTCCCCAGTGGCCCGATTAAGAATCTTAGAAAGATGTCTTACGGGCGAGGTGGCCGAGTTGGTTGTTGGGTCAAAAGCAACGCCGTCAAGCTCTGAACCCTTTCGGGAAAAGTCTATCCAAATTTTTGCGCGCGAACCAAATGGGTCAGCCTCAATGGCAGGCTCGTTTGGGTAGGAGTCTTTGTATCCGTAGAGAATTGGGTTGTACCTTGCGGTCTCAACCTCGTTTACATAGTCCTTGTAATTGACACCAATGCTGTCGTACGAATCCTGGAACGGATTATTGTTTCTTACGGCCTCAAAGATAGAGAGCGTGTACGCCTGCGCTCGGATTGGATAGCCGTCTGCGTATCCGGCAATTTCCACTGGGGCGTCTCCTGTTGTCAAATCATTATCAATAGCAAATGAGTATGGCGAGGTAACCGACCTTATGGTTGCGGCGTATAGCCCGCTGGACGCAGGGCTTTCTGTTAATGCGTCTAGCCAGGGGGAGAGAAGGTCTACCTGGTCTGCCGTAAATCGAATAGTCTGCCCAACGCTAAACGGGTGCACAACCGAGCATTCGGCAAAAGCAAACTCGGCACTGTTCTTGTTGTTGTTTGGGTCCACCGATCCGATGCTAGTGATGTTCACAACTGTGACGTCGGTAAATGGGCTGCTTGCCGTGGCAGTGGCCGTGGACACCCGGTGCATTGATACGAATTTTAGGTTGCTTGTAATTTCGTGAATAGCGTAAAAGCTGCTGTTGAAGTGAGCAATGTTTGGGAAGTTAAACGTTTGATTCCTGGCATACAGGTGATCCTCAACCGTTGTGACAAGGATCTTGTGACTCCACACGCGGAATCCCGAAGTTAGGCTCAGGGCGCCGCTGGCCGAAGACCGGCGATAGAACACTGCATCACCAGAGGTGCCAACAATCTCGTACTCTATTCCTGTCGGTTGATGTTTAAAGCGCTCCCCCTTAATAAAGTCATGGCTTGCAGACGTTGCCTTATTGATGTCTTGCGTCGAGTCATAGGAGACGTGCGTGAAATTTCGATAAGGAGTTGGGTCTGGGGTCGATGAGATCTGGGCAATGCCAACAAGGCCGTCATCGTACGCCACGCCACCCTTGATCATTTCCCAGCCGTAGGTGTCGCGCGGTACGCGATACTGCTCCACAACGCGTTCGTCCAGGAGCGCGGTGTAGTCAGAGCAGGTCAGGCGCTGGACAATGCCGCCGCCAATTCGCTCCTCCTCAACCTGCATCACCAGGCCGCCAAACAACAGCTTTGGGCTTTCAATGGTGTAGGGGGTGGATTCCCAGATTTGGATTTCTGTTCGAGCCGGAATGTCAAAATAGAATTTACTGTCCTCTACGGCCTCCTGTACGCTTGCGTACTCAGTCCACCTTTTGTCTTCAAGTGGAAACAGCGTATACAGGCTGATCTGAGCAGAGGCCGTTGCGCCGTCCGCGCTTGATGTAAATTCAAACCCGTCCGAGTCTATCCGACCACTGATGTCATAGAACGCAGCAGGCGTGGGGTCACCCTCAAACCTTGGCTGGATCTTGACAATCAGTGATTCGGTAGTTTCCATCAACCTGGCCTTTGGAATCCTGCCGCACGGAGGGTGCGGACCTGCGCTGCGCTTATCTTCTCGGCTAGTTTATCAATATCGGCAGCATCCGACACAACAGGGTTGTTGATGGTGACGGATGCATTGATTGTCGCCGCACCGCCCGCTGCGCGCAAGTCCCCTGGAGCCTGCAACGCTTTCAATCCTGTGTTCGGAAGCATGTACCCGCTATTGCTTGGGATCATTAACTCCGGTCCACGCTCGCCCACGAGGTACGGCATGTACGGAGTAATGGACCCACCAGCGGCGCGTGCCGTTGGAGAGAACCTGCCTGGAGATTGCGAGAACGGCTTAAACCCGTCTGGGAGCATCTGGATAAAGTGCAGTGCCTCGCGAACGCCCGGAATCTCGTTTGTCCAAATGTCCTTGTACCAACGATTTGTATAACCCTGTGAAAGCAGGGCAGAGTTGCTATTAAGGTGCCCACCTGGTGGGTTTGGCAACTGGACATCGGTTGGCCGATAGTCCTCAATCACGCCGTGTAGCTGCGTCTTTGAACCGCTTGACAGCTGCGCAAGCAGTTGAGGGTCAAACAGGCCTTCCTTGTACGAAACCTTTTCAGAGTACGCAGGGTCAACCTTCTTCCCGCTGTCAAGGAGGCCCGCAATGCCGTTAATAAACCCAGCGATTCCAGCACCAACATCGCCCATGTTAGAAAGAATCCCCTTATCGCCAGCTTTTCCAATCCCGCGAACTTCGTGGAACGGCGTATCCGTACCCATGAGCAAGTCATAGGCTGAGCCGCCTGCCGCATTTCCCACCGCGGAAAGTACAGAGCCGATTGCAATTGCCGCTGGGAGCGCAAGTCCGCCAGATGCGACACCAAGGAATGCGGTAAGAGCGCCTTGCACCAATAGGGCAAGAGCAGTACCGCCCGTTCTAAAGGCGAACCTTGGGAACGGCTCCTTTGAAGATTCAAAGTATTCCCGTTGCGCGTCGTCAAGAACAATGTCAGGGGGGAACTTAATCTCACCATTCTTCAAAGCCTGATCAACCAACGGCATCTTGTACGAGCTGTCTATTGCGGTTCCTATGCCGCTAACAATGTTAGGGGCGTCGGGAAGCCGCGGTGCGTCTGTCCAACCAAGGAGATCGGTAATCCCACCAATTGGGTTTGCAAAGAAATTGCCAACACCCATAACGGGATCAAGCCAACTTGGAACAACAGATTTTCTTTTTGTTGCCCACCATTCTTCAATGGCGTTTTCCTTGGCCATAACATTTAGCTGATCCTGCCAATAGTCTGCCCCCATGCTCTCTTGCTCTTTCCAATCGAGAGCAGAGACAACGACAGCCGCAAAGGCTGACAATGCCCTCATTGCTGGGTAAATTCTCTTGGCAGAGGCGTCCATTAGGTTGCCGTTTGCAAAAATCCTTCCGAGAATACCCTTGCCCGTCATTCCCTTAGGAATCCACTTGTCAATTCCCTTGCGAACAATTCCCTTGCTTGGATTTTTTGATTCCGGCATGCCTACTCGGGTCATTGTTCCAAGCTGATATTTTTTGAGCCAGTCCAAAGGACGTACGTTTTCCTGCAGCATCGCGGTAAGGTTTTTAAACCTTCCTAGGCCTGGGATCTTAGAGAACCAGCCCCATCGCTTCTGCCAGCCGGTGCCGCCTGCAACTACTGCAGTCTGCTGGCCGCCCATCCGTGGGCCTGGCTTTGTACTCGCTTTGCCAGCATTTGTGTTGCCGGAGTTATCAAGGATGTCTGGGTTTCCGCCTTCGCCCGCCCCGAACGGAGCGTATGCGCGCGCAAGTTGTCCCTTAATCTTTGTCCAAACACCATCCTTCATCTTCCATGGCATTTCGTTGTTTGCAATCATGTGTGCTCGCCCGTCGAGCAACAACGCTCTTGGAATTGGAAGCCCAGGCGTGCCAAACTCTGGCCACATTAGATCCAGCGGGACACACGTCCATGACTTAGTTACTGGGTCCCAACGTGGGAATGTTCCAATTGGGCACGATTCCGTCGGTGGATATTCCGGCACGACAACATCCGGCCAGTCCGGGTCAGTTGGATCGTCTGGATCGGTTGTTGATGTCTGGTAACAAGTCCAACCAAAGCCGTTCCAAACTGGCGTCCACCCTGGAGGGCAGACGATACTTGGAGTTTCGGTTCCCGTTCCACCATCATCGTCATCATCGTCCCAGTCAATTGGATCGTCTGTCCAGTCCGTAGGCGCCATGCCTCGGGATGCTGAAACAGGACCACCGGCAGCTCTGCCGCCCATGCGACCAAATCCAAACTTACCGCCAGCCCCGCCAGAAATCTTCGAGCGAACATACTTGGCGTAGTTTTTTGGGAACCTACGGGCTAGTTCGTTCTTCTCGGCTCTTGTTTTGCTTGGGCTATCCATGAACTGGTTGAACGACATTTGCTGGAACCCGGTAGGGTCGTTGAGATACTGCAGGCTTTCCTGGAAATTGCCCGCCGCCTCGCTCATGCCATAGTCGTTGCGATCCCAGCCAACGGAGCCACCATTGGCTCTGCCCTGATACTGGTTGCCCTTACCTGCCTTCAGCGCGCCATAGGAGGAGCGCATGGAAGTAGGAAGCTTGTGGTTTGGGATGACGTTTCCGCCACCGTTTGGATACATTTCCAGCATCTCTGGTCCACGCTCGCCGACAAGGTATCGACCTGCGCCAACTTGACCGCCGCGTGCGGTTCCGACCGTGCGAATAATCTTGTACAGCGGACCAGTAATGTCATACAAGTTGGTAAACATCTTGTAGATATCGTCAAACGCATCGTTAAATTGCTTGCGCGTGTAATCCTTATCGGGATCGAAAGTCTGCATCTTGTCAAATACTGTTAACGACTTAGCAAGTTGCCCAAGAAGCTCGTTGTAAGCTGCGGCCTTTTCTGGGTCCATTTCGTTCGCCGCGCGAGCCTTTAGCTGGAATTCCGTGTCTTTTACAACCATTTTTAGCCGGGCTTTTTCGGCAATAATCTTGCTTCCCTTGACCTTGTCGTTGGCGTTCTCGATCCTTTCAATGTCCGCAACAATTTGGTCAATCTTAAGCTCTGCGTTTACTGCTCTAATACCAGCTCTGACCACCGCGCCAATTGTGTCAACAATGGTGGTTCCAAAGGCTTGGAACGAGTCAACAAATGCTGTGCCAAACGTTGCAGCCAAAGACTGACCAGCAACTGTCCCGGTTGAAAGGATTGACTCCATGTCAATGCCAACGTCGCCAAAGATCTTGAAGAACTCTGCTTTTGCCTTTTCTGGCGTAATCTTCCCGAGCTTGATATCGTTCATCAACTTGGCGGCAGCCTCGGTAATTTGGCGCTGTCGTTCCTCTTGGTCCTCGTCAAGCTGCTTCTTCCTTGCTGCGTAGAACTCTTCGGTTTCTGCGTATTCCACGCTGCTCTTTGCTCGCTCAATGTCAGATGCAAGCGTGTCCATAGCAGCGTTCTGCTCTTCTTCCTGCAGGGCCTGCGAGGCTTCTCTTGCAGCAATAGCTGCGTCGATAGGGTCAACCTGCGCATCGAACAAGCCCAGGGTTGCCCGTGCGGCAGCCTCCTGTGCGTCCTGAAGCGCCTTCATGCGCTCCTGCTCCTTTCGCTGCTCTTCAAGCACCTTGTACTGCTCTTCAAGCACGCCAAGTCGGGTAACCTCGCCGTTGTGCAGCGCAGTCACGTTAGAGAGGGCGTCGCTAGTTTGAGCGGCAAGCTGATCTTGCTCTTGCTTGAAGATTTCCCCAACAATCTTCATGGCCCTTGCCATGAATTGTTCAAAGACCGTAGCAAACGGATCAAACAGCTTGGCAAACGCCTTGGCTGCTTTTTCCGCTTCCTTTTGCGCATCTTCGAGACTGTCGTTAAGAAGCTTTAGGTTCTCAGAGACGTTAAAGATGCTTTCATCAATAAGGCCTTCCTTCCCAAGTTTTCCGTAGCTAAGATCAAAGCCTGTTCCTGATTCTGTTTGGTACTTGCTAAGGTCGGTGTAGCGTTGCAGGTCTGTGTAGTTGCTGTCTCCAGCCAATTTTTCTCGCGCAACATCTGCGCCAGTAAAGTAAATGTCGTCAGCCGTTGCGCTAGACATTCGGTCGGCCTGGTCCACCGTGTAGCCCTGGCTTACTAGGTATTCTTTTCGGAGAGCCTTACCCGCATCGCCCGTGTCAGAATAGAGCTCCCATGCCTTATTTGTATCGCCCATAGCCTGAGTTGTGGCATTTTTAAACTCATCAAGGTCGATAGTTCCCTTGGTAAATCTTTCAAGGAGAAGTTTCTTCTTTTCATCCCAATCATCAATATTCATTCCAACAAAAGGACCATTCAGAACAGTTGAAGCGAATTCATCCATCTCTGATGCTGTTCTTTGAATTGGTGCCGTTGGAGCGTCGTAATTGTCAAAGTTTTCCGTAACGCCGGAGTAGCCCGCTTCTAGGCCAGCCTGCGTTGGTTTGTAGGTTATATATCCCGGCTGCCCAGGAGAGAGCAATGGGTTAGTGACCATCTCCAGGATTCCCCGCTCGACCATCCCGTCAATGGTGGCCTGGGAAGAATCTGTGTTAAGAAGATTGCCGTCCTTGTCCATTCCAGTAATTCGATACTTGGTTGGATCGTTGTCTTTCTTGGCTACGCGCAATCCGGCAACGTCCGCAATGTCAGTGCTGGCCTTCTTGTCTGCTTCAACAAGTTTCTTGTAATAACTCTTCATGTCTGTTACAGACTGCTTGACTGCTTGGTCAAGTGCCCACAGGGCAAGCCCAACTGCCGCAATTGCCGCGATGATCCCCACTGGTCCCATCATGACTCCGGTGATAGAAGACAGCATGTTTGAGAATTTAGCTTTTCCAATTTGCGCCATTGCTGCAGTGGCCATAGATACAACCTGACCAAAGCCAACAAGGCCGGCTCCCACCGATGCAATCGATGCCCCAAGGTCTGCGTTGATAATTCCAACAAGTCCACCAAGTGCCATTGTTGTTGCGCCTGCCGCAGTGGCAAATGCTGAGGCGGAAACTGCCGCTGCCTGCATTGCCGCTGGGCCATGCTTGTCTTTGTAGTATGTGGCGAATGACGTGAGGCGATCCTTAATCCCGCCACCAATTGATCTGGCTCGCTCACCAAGATTCTCTCGGAACCTAGTAAATCTGCCAGGCATGAGGTCGTTTTCAAGGTTGAACGCAGAAAGATCTCGGCGCTCTAGTGGCCGAATTCGCAATGGTGCTCCTGGTGTGGCTCCTTCTGTCGAGAAGGCAGAGATTGGCGCGCGTGCGCCTCTCAGGCCGCTTAGGTACTTGCGAATCTTTCCTACTGGGCTAAGCTCGGTATTGAACGCACCAAGGGGGATTGGACCCTGGGTTGGCACGCGCAAGCTTCCGGGCATTGTCCCCGTTGGACCAATGCCAAGTTCCGTGTTGAATTGACCCTGATCGTACGCCGTGACTTTGCGTCGGCCCAAAGTCCACATGCTGCTGCCAAGTTTCTTCAAGTACTCCTGAATCCGACGCGTACCCTTAAGACGTGGTGAGCCGGGGATGACGCCCGTTGCGCCGTCTCCCTCAGTGCTGAATTGATCAATTGGGATAAATTTATTTGCCCTAAGCTGCTCCTTGGTAATCCGCGCATCGCGGATGCGCTTGCGCTCGCGCGCAGCGGCTGCGCGCTTTTCCTGAGCCTCACGAAGGCGATCTTCTTGGCTCTTATCTGGTTCTGCGGTAGCCCCTTCACGCTCGTATTCATCAATAAGAGCAAGGCGCTCTTCTTGGCTCAACACCGCACCCTTGCCGCTGTCTGGCGCAACTAGTCTGCGATACTGCGGCTTAAGCACGCCGCCCGGATCTATAACATTGCCCTCTGCGTCTCTTACTTCTGGGGTGCGATGTTCGCCGGCAGCAACAGCGTCTGCAACGATCTTGTCCATTGTGCGAGCGGAAACATTATTTCTGGCAGCTTCCTGCCTGCGTGCTTCGCGAGCCTTCTTGGCTAGGAATGCAGTTCCCCCCTGCTCAACCTTCATGCTCCCTTCGCCCAATGCCGCGGCTCGGGCGTATCCTGGAAGCTGGTCCGTTGGAACTGTCTGACCGGTTCTCTTTTCAAATGCCTCTAGTTCTTTAATCTCGTCTTTCGACATGTGCCGAAGAGCGTCATCCCTACCTGTATCAACCCCTAGGTAACCCTTAGCAATAGATCGGTCTCTTAGCTTTCCGAACTCTTGGACTTCTTTTTCGCCGAACATCTCGGTGTTCATCGTTGCGCCGATAAACGTGCGGGCTACTGGTCCCGTCTCCGCTTCGCGTTGAATAACCTGCCCGGTCTGCAAATCCTGAGTGAAAGAACCGCCAGGAATGGCCACTGGACCATAAGCGCTGACAAAGCTTGCGCCGCGGAGTTTTGCCGGGGTAATAACCTGGGTGCCGACCTTGTTCTTTAGCTGCTCAGAGCCACCGTCAGCAGTGCCAATCTTGGCCCTATCGGCGAGCGAAGAGCCAGCAAGAGCACCAGTTTGCTCGTCAACCGCAACCATCCCAAGGTTGCTTCCAACCTTGCTTCTTGTACCTGCGTACTTGGTGTTTGCGCCAAACACAGACATCTGCGAAGCGGCGCCAGCAATTGCCTGTGAAAGCCTGGTGAATGCCATGGCGAAGCCATCGACAGCAAGCTTCTTGGTAATAAGCATGGCAAGAACAAAGCCAAGGATTGGAGCAAACACCTGCAGGACTCCGCCAATGCCGCCAAAGGCACTTGCCAAGCCAGCAATGATTGGCCCTAGGACTTTAATCGCGGTTGAAAGCGCGCCAGTGATAAACGTTCCAGCGCCCTTAATAAAACCAGCAATAGCTGGGACAAGATTCGCCTGAATCGTGTCGGCAATTTCTTTGAACCTTGGGGCAAGGGTGTCAATGGTGTCCCTAATACCCATGAAGTTTTGTTCATAGGCAGTACGCATTACTCCGAGTATGGCAACGATTGCTCCAACCGTGGCAATAAGCGGGTTCGAAGTAAGAGCAGACATGAGGATCTTTGCGGCAACAGATGCCATAGCCATTGATCGAATCACGTCGTTGCTCAGCAGGTCGGCCAATGTGCCTAATCCCTTTTTGAGCAGGTCAATGCCGCCCATGACTCCGTTTCCGGAACCGAACATGTTTTGCATAAGTCTGATAAAGAACCCAAAGGAGTCCCCAGCTACTTTTGCCGCCGCAGGAATTGCGGTTCGCAAATCGTTTGCAAAACCTGAAATGCCATCACGCATTTTCATAAAGGTTTCTAGCAATTCGTCGCTTTGCATGTATGTAGCAAGATCAACAACTACGTCTCGAATCGCGTCATAGAGCGGGCCAGTCATGGTGGCAACCAGTGATTGCGACATGTCGGCAATGGTGCTGAACGCACCTGCCATCGTCTTGGACAGCCGCTCCATACCGCCGCCATAGCGCTCGCCAAGGCCGGCCATGATGGCCTGCACTGCACCCTTACCTGAGATTGCTCCCTTAGACGTCAGCCTGCGGATTGCTTCAATTCTGTTTGTGTACATTTCGTTGAGGATCTTCTTATCCTCAGCGGTCATGTTTTCTCCCTTGGCTTCAAGCTCCTGAATGAGCTTCTCTGCCAGGATTTCGTAACCAGCAATACCCGCGTTTGCGAGTTGCATCATGTCGTTTTGATAGACGCGACCAGCAGAGTTCATCTGCCCAAGTGCGTACGTAATACGCATGATCTTTTCGTCGCCGCCGCCAAGGGCCGCAACTGCGTCACCAATGCTACGCATGTAGCCGACAAGCTGTCCGCTGCTATCGCGTCGAATGATGTTACCCATCTCCAGGCCGAACGCCTTCATTCGAATGGCAGCCTCTTCAAGTTGCTGGAAGCGGAACGGCGTAATGTTGGCGAACTCCTTCATTCGCTCGATCATCCCTACGGCACGAGACTCGGCAACGCCCATCTCGTCTCCGCCCTGCTTGAACAGGGTGGTAAATCCTACGCGTGACTGCTCCAGGATTGAGTTGAACTGGATAAATCCACCGGTGAGGTGACCAATTCCCTGGCTAATTGCGCCAGCAACGTTTTGAGTCAGCGTGATTGCGGTTGCGAACTTAATGGTGTCCTTAAGCGTAAAGAGCAAGCCCCTGCTGCTGTCTGCAATCTTGCGCATGCCTTCGCCGAAGTTGATTGTTCCTGCGCGTGCCCGTTCCATGGCGGAAGAGAACTCCTGGGTGATCCCAAGAGCCATTCTGCTGTTGGTGACGTACCCCTTCAATCTCTGGCCGACTTCGGCAAGGGACGGACTCATCCCTTTAAGGTTGTCGTCTAGGCCCGCGTAACTTGGGAGAACGTTTGGCCCTGGGATTTGTGGTCCGCGTGGCTTGCCGCCCATACCGAATGCGTCACCAAAGATAGACGCCTGGATTCGGGCAAGATGGTCCGATGCGCTGAGTGGTGGCTCGTAAGGAATCAGTGCCGTGCTTGAAGAGGTACTTGGCGCCGCAACGGCAGCATTTTTACCTCGGCCGGTCCTAGTTCCCTTTGGCAAATCAAAGAGTGGGTTGTTTGGCATGTGCGGCCGAAGCATCCCCTTAAGGGCTTCCTTGTGGGGGCCTTCTGGCATTGCGCCAACTTCCGCGGCAAGCGTTGCAAGTGCAAGGCTCCTGCGAACCGCTTCAAGATTGGGCGTTACTTGCGCAGGCAAGCCAAGGGCCCCCGTGCGTGCCTGTCGAACGTTTGCACGTGCCTGCGGCAGAGCCTCTGGGGATACGCCAGCGGTGCTTAGGGTGAGCGCGTGGAGGGCAGCGGATACGGCCTGTAGACCCTCTGGGGTCAGCGCTCGTACCGTTGCTCCGCCGCCCACTGGGGCGGCTGGCACATTCGCTTTGCGGCGTCTCTTTCCCTTGCCCTCGGTGGCATAGCCTGGATCAACGTAGTTTGCTGTTCCTGGCGCTTCGGTTACTGGGTCGCCAATTGGCACTTCTCTCGTAAGCTTCCTGCCGCTGCCAACAGCAGCGTCAAGGATCATGCCAAAGTCGGCAAGAGCCGTAGAGCTCAGTGAGCCAAAGGTTGCCTTAAGCTCCTTGGCAGGGATTGCCTGCGTTGCCCTGACAAGTGCCTTTGCGGCACCGCCAAGAAGCGACATGTCGTCGCCGCCCCCCGCCAGTGCAGACACTGCATTTGTCAGCCCTGCCTGTACTCGCGCGCCGAACAGCGCAGCGGTCCGCTGTGGGCCCTTGGCTACCTGCTCATAGGCAGGAAGCGCACCGGCAATATACGCATTGGCTGTTCCAGCAAGACCAGGCCTGACAGCGTTTATGCCGCCAGCCGCAATAATTTGTTGCTCTTGGCCACTAGGGAAGAAGCCAGTGTTAGTGATTCGGCTTCGAAGCGTAGCTTCCTCTCTTGTTTCTCCAGGAAGAATGTTCCTGTTAGAGAATGCAAGCAAGCTTGCCATCTGGGCAATGCCAAAACCTGACTCCATGCCCATTCGTGCTTGTGGCATAAAGTGGCGCTGAATATTTGCGTGTGATCCACCGGCATTTTTGTCAAACTCTGCCGCCTGCGCTTGCGTAATGGTTGCTCTCTGGAACCCACCGCGCTGCCCAATCGGCAGTTCCATGTACTGACTCTTGGTGAGTGCGCCACCTGGGAGCTTTAGCACGCCATTTTCTACAACCTTGATGCCAGGGGCGCCCTTTGGAACATACATAAGCTCGCCGGTTCCTGGGTCGTATACGGGGAGAAGCTCAGATGAACCAAATCCGCGGCGCTTCATTTCCGCCTCGTATGCTGGTCCTGATGCCTTACCGCCAGTTGCTTTTATTGACTCTATTTGTGCTGCGCGTTCTCGAACGTGTTCGATTTCGTGAAGCATTGTCTTGACGGTGTTGAAGAGCGTGATCGTTGCGCGTTCGCCTCCGGCCGGATCGAACATAACGTGCCCAAAGCCCGTGTTCTCGCCGCCTGGCATGCGATGCCGCTTGCCGCGAAGGTTTTTGTTTTCGTTTATTCCGGCAATGCCAAAGGCACCTTGTGTCTCAACGATATTGGACATCGTGAGAGATCCGTAGTTCTTAGGCAGCCGTGGCATAAACTGCTGGGCAAGAAGGGTTGCAACCAAAGAGTTGTTGTAGGCACCCTGCCCACCACTCTGTAGGCTTTGGAGAATGGCTGGAGAATTGCGGAAGTCGTTCCCTATAACTGGAAGACCGTTGACGTAGTCAAGGCCAGTTCCAGGAGGGGTCGTTCGGAACCTAGATGCATTCGCTGCGGGGATTCTGGCACCGCTTCTACGGCGTGAAGGCCTTGCTGCAGCCTGAACGGCGGCAAGCTCTTCAAGCAATACGCCCTGGGAACCAGTAAGAAGGGCCTTAAGGTCGGCGGCGTGGCTTACGCCGCCCAATGAGGCGATGCTAGAACCGCCGCGCCTAAACGCTGGGGCCATCCGTTCGGTGTAGTCGGAAAGCAGGTCTCCGAAGATTGCCGAAACGCTCTTGGCAATCTTTCGGCGCGAATCCGCAGGAAGAGCACTGAAGCCAGCACGCATTCCGGTAATACCCTTACCAGAACCAATGCCAAAGCTTGCGAGAATATCTTCCTGGAATTTGCCAAGAGCTTTCGCCACTTGGCGTGGCCCAACTGTTCCATTACGACCGGCTTTTAAGCCCTGCAGCATCTCGTTGATATACGCGCCCAGGGAAGTATCGATTGCTGCCGCAAGCGGCTCGAACCCCCTCTTAGATGTTGCGCCCACGGTAGAATCACCCCCCTTACCACGCACCCCGGTGGATGCAGCTATAGAGCTAAGAGAACCTCTCTTAGCAAATCTGACGCTGCCAGGTGGCAGCCCATATTCCTTTTCCAAAATTGCAATCTGCTTGCGGATCTCCGCAAGCATTGCAAGCTGTTTTGGTCCTTGAAGTTCCAAACGACTTGGAACTCCCCCTACATGGGTTCCCCCAATTGGGAAACCCGTTGCATCGGTAAAACCAGCTGAAGCGTAAAAACCCTTCCCGCTGTCTGCGGCGCTTACTTCAAGCGAAGGGATATGACGCGGAAGAATGCTTCTGTAGTGCTCCATGATGTCGCCAGGGTGTAGGAATCTTTCCCTGGCTGTGGTCATTGCGCTGCGTCGACCCATGGCAACACGTCGCTTGATTTCTGCGCCCATAAGCGCACTTCCTACCCCTGGAACTCCAAGGCCGGTGAGCGATCCTAGGTATCCATGGAAATCTCCTGGGTCACGTGTGGAGTAGGCACCAATCGGGATGTGCGGGATTAGCGGCCGAAGATCTTCAGGAACTCCCTGGTTGCCAAGTGTGGCAATAAATCCACCACGTTCCCCACTGCCCATTTGTCGCAATCCAGAACGCATCATGCCGACGCGGCCAGTAGAAGCGGGAATAAATGGGAAAGGGCTAGGCGTTCCAGTACGTATCGATTCCCTGTGTCGCTCAACTAGGTCATCCAGAATACCCATGCTGAGAAGCGCTTCTGTGGATCGCTCACCAGTCGCGGCAACCCTTTGGATTCTCACCCCGCCAATTTGAGAGTGCACAATTCCGCGTGCAAGCATGCGTGCCGCGTCTTCAACGCTGGCAGTTCTTGGCACATCTTCTCGACCGTCTTCAGTTGCTCGAACAATTGCCTGGCGAAGAGCCTCTGCTCCGGACATGGCCTCTTTGCCGCGCAGATTTGGCAGTAGCCCACCGCGGCGATCAAATCGAATGTCTGAAGGAATAGCGTCTCCGCCGATCTCGCGCAAGGCAGCAATCTGCCCGGGGAGCGAGCGGCGGATGCCGCGAATTATTGACTTAGTGCGCCAAGGGGTCCACGCTAGTGAACCGTCTTGATCTTCAACTCTTTCGCCCCGTCTGTATGGCCTTGTTCTCCCGTTACCAAGCTTTTCTTCCGCCCCCAGTGCCTGATAGGCGGGAAGAGCAGAAGGAATGCCATACATTTCCAGCTGCCCAAAGCCACCATATGGCTGCAACAAAGAGCCAGACCTAGTCAAAGACATGCGCGCAAGTGGCGGAATACTTCGACGGTAGCGATCTCTTCTTCTTAGCTCTCCGGCAATAAGTGTTCCGCCAATTCCCCCTAGCGGAGCTTTTCCGCCCGCCCAATTTTCCGCAGTGCCGGCCAATCCGCCGATATATCCGTGCGTATCGGCATTTGTGCTTGACGAATAGGCGCCAACTGGAATCATGCGCAGCTGCGTCAGGGCGCGCGGATAGCCAGGCTTTTTGTAATACGGGTTTGGCGCAAGGGCTACTCTGCCAGGCTGGCCATAAGTCATTTGACTCAGCGCGTGACCCATCATGCCATATGCTCTGCGGTTGTCAGGGGTCGTCGGGTCAAATCCCTTCACTGGCTTAAAGCGGTAATAGTCTCTTGTCATGCCCTGGCGTCTGGAGCGATTTCTAGTTCTAAGGTTAGTTACTCCAGATGAATCAACTTCGCTGTACTGGCGCAACGCCTGCAGAAACTGTTCGTATTTAGCGTTTTGTGCTTTTTGTCGATCACTAAGTCCGCCAATTCCCTTTTTGCCACCAAATTCACGTGTGACTACGCCCGCTGCGGCAGCGCGGACAAGGGAGCGGGCAAAACGGTCGGAAGCATCGCCAACACTTGCGGTTCCAGCAGAGGGTCCAAAGCCGCGCATCGCAGATTGACGGCGCGTTGCGGCCTTATCGCCCTGCATGGCTCCAAGTCCGCCAAGCTTGCCCCTCTTAGCAAATCGAATGTCTGAAGGAATTGCATCTCCGCCAATTGCTCGAAGCGTTGCAATCTGGCCAGGAAGCGAGCGGCGGATGCCGCGAACTATTGACTTAGTGCGCCAAGGCGTCCACGCAAGGTGTCCGCTTTGCTGGTCAATTTCTTCTCCGCGGCGATAATTTCTGACTCTTCCACTGCCGCGGCGCTGCTGGGCGCCAAAATTTTGATACACAGGTAGCGCATCATCAATTCCAAACATTTCGAGTTGACCAAATCCACTGTATGGCATTACCGTAGAGCCAGACCTGGTCAAACCCTTGCGCTGGGAAGGCGTCATACTTCGCCGGTAGCGATCTCTTCTTCTTAGCTCCTGAGCAATCAGGGTGCCGCCAACTCCCCCTAGCGGAGCTTCTCTTCCCGCAAAGCCATCGCCCGTGCCAGCAAGTGCGCCAAGATATCCGTGCGTTCCGCCACCAGTGCTAGATGAGTACCCCCCCACCGGCATCATGCGCATTCGTGTTAGTTGCTTTGGGTAGCCGCGCTTTTTGTAGTAGGGGTTGGGTGCCAGCGCCACCCTGCCGGGATTGTTGCGTATCATTTGTTCCAGGGCATAAGACGTCATGCGCATTGCTGACTGGTTGTCTTCAGTCGTCGGGTCAAGCCCCCTTACTGGCCTGTATGTTAATTGTCGACCCAGCCCTCCACTGCTGCTGCGGCGATGCAGTCGCGTTAGGTTGCGCTGGACTCTCCCTCCAGTTGGTGTACTCGACCAGACGGGCCTAAGAGATCCATAGTCGCGTAAATCTTCATTGAATTGCAGTAATTTGTTAAGTTCTGCTTTTTGTCGAGCCGAAGCGTTTCTTCCGCCTGTTCTTCCGCCAAATTCTCGTGTCTTTACCCCAGCCGCGGCAGAACGGATAATAGATCTGGAGAATCTTGAAGATGCATCGCGCACTGATGCCGTACCTGTTGATGGTCGACCCGAGTTTCTAGATTCAACAGCTTCTAGTCGTGCTTCTGCTGATCTTTTCTGAAGATCTTTGAGACCGCTCAGCTTGCCCTTCTTCGCAAACTGCACTTCTCCAGGGCGAAGACCTAGCTCGCGTTCTTGCTCCCTCAATTGCGCGCGTATTAACGGAAGCAACTTACGAGCGTCCGCGGCGCTCAATCCAAGGCTGGTAAGTTCGCCTAGCTGCATAGCGCGCTCAGCTGCATTGCGACTCATTCGACGCTTTCCGCTTGGGCCACGCCCAAACCCGCCGCGAAGGTACATTGGCAGCGCGTCTGAAACCGCCGTAAGCGGCAATGCGCGACCTGCTCTTGCTCGACGGCGAATCTCATGGGCGATCAGTGCTGCGCCAACCCCAGGAGCCCCTACGCCACCGAGGGCGCCAAGGTATCCAGTTTGTCCCGGCTGCATGGTTTCTGCGGTTGAGTAAGCACCAACAAGTAGGCGGCGCATTTTTCTAAGCGCGGGGATGCTGCTGCGTCGATACGGGTTTGGCGCATCAGCAACAAATCCGCCGCGCATCAGCTTAGAAGTAGAACCAAGACGGCCAGGATAATGGGAGTCCGTCATCTGATCTACCGCGGCCTGGAGAAGCTCTAGGCGTCGGCTTTGATCTGCGCGGTTAAATGCCCGTGGTCGATTCCGCGCGCGCGCTCGGGTTCCAGCATCAGTCGGTGAAAAATACAGGGCGGTGTCCAGTTCGCCCGTAAGTCGCTGGGCCCTTGCGCCAACCGCGCGCCCAGCAGCGGAGCGCGGCGAAGCCCCTCGGATGCGAACTCCGGCAGCGTAAGAGCGGGCCAGCGCTCGTGCGTACAGCTCGGCAGCCTGTTCTAGGCTGGCGGTCCCCGTAGTTGGCTCCGAGTATCCGTAGCCAGAAGATCGGCGCACGCGCGTTTTATCCGCAGCGCGAAGTTTTTCTCTTGTTGCTTTAGAAATTTTTGGTGCGAGTGATCCCCTGCGAGCGTATTGCTCACGTCGGGAGAACATCTCGTCGTCTTCGTCGCGTGCAGCGTAAACAGATTTCCAGCCGCCTCGACGGGCAATGCTCTCTTGGAACTTGCGGTCAATTTCCTGGAGCCTGCGACGGTTTGCTGCCTGCTGGGCGGCGGAGGGGGTGGCAAATCTCCAGGCCTGCTTGGGGTCATTGCGTGGATCTGGCATGTCGCGGAACGGCCACTTTGATTGGCCCTTCCCGCCAGTAAGTTTTCCGACGCGCGCAAATAGGGCGTCAGCCTGCTGGTTTAACCGACGGGCAGCCGCGCCAGAGTCGTCAAGAGACGACCGCGCGCCGCGAGTACCACCAGAGACACTACGTCCCGAAGTACCGCTGCTGCTTCGACCACCATTGCGGAACGCCATCGCTCCACGTTGGCTGGACGTTGCTGCGCGTGCCATAGCGTCGGCTGTGCGAAGCGCCTGGCGTTCTTGGGCTGCCAACGCAGAGGTAATGCGGTTGATACCGCCTACTGCCTGCGCTGACTGTGCACCAACCTGAAATACCCTAGAAAGAGAGTTCGCTGAAGCCGATGCCTGATTCTGCAATCTTCGGAGAGCCGGAAGGGCGTCTCCGTCAATAGCAGCTCGGAACGACTTCAGCGAACGAGATGCGTCTTCGAACCCTCGAAGGGATCCACCGGTCTTGCTGGAGGCCTTTTCAAACTGAGTAAGGCCCTGCATGATGGAGCGGATATCCGACAGGATGGCCTGAGTCCCGGCACGGAACTGCGTCGCGTCCAAGCCAATCTGAACCGTTCCTGTTGGGTTTCCAGCTTCCGCCATGCATACTCCTAGAAGGGGTGGATTTAGCCGCCCGTAGCAAAGCCGGGCTTACCGAATGTTGCAACAAGTTGCTCTACTGAGTCAATGCTCTTGCCACCTGCATTCCCGCTAGATTTACTCTTGGAGGCCTTCTTCATTTCCTTGTCTCGGTTCTCGATATAACGAGAAAACGCGTTCAATTGCGCCAAGGTAAGGCTGAAGAAGTCGGTTGGGGTGAACCCAAAGCTGTCCGCGTAGGACGCCATGATGTTCCCCCAATCGATTTCGTTCCAGCTTACGCCTTTGCCTCCGCCTCTTTTCCCTCGGCACCCGCAGCCTCGTCAGCGCCAATCAAGCCGCTGGCGCGCATGACCTTATCGATCTCTTCGCGCATGGTGTCCAGGGTGAAACGATCACCGACTTCTCGCTCGGTAATAGGCTCGTCCTTCTTCAGAACCAGCCAAAGAATGTAGCGAATAACGGTGAACTTGGTCAGGTCGATCTGATCAAGCGAGCCGTACTTTTCCTCGATATCCGCGAGGTCGTTAAGGGTCAGCACCTTCGTCGGTCGGACCTGTGCGAGGTTTGCCATGATTCACTCCTACTACTGCTATTGGCAGAGCCCGTCAACGCAACGGGATTGCACTGCTGAATGGTACTACAAAACGCTACGTACACACAGGGGAGCGTGGTGGTTTTGTGGGTGGCTTTGTCCCTAGCCTGGGGTTGCGGCGCTTCTGGCGGCCGCTGGGGGGATTGCCAAGTCTCGCTTGACAATCCCCCTGCGCTTCAGTCTTTATCGAAAGACGGTGATTAGGCCTGTACGAACACGACCGACGGGGTCGGGGTGTCGATAGCGGCGTTGAGCTTGCATGCGCGGTCTACGGTGCCTGAGAAGTCCAGGTCCATCGTCGAGATATCCTCGCGCGTGAACGGAATTGTCAGGGCCATGCTGTACGCCTTTGGCAAGTGGATGCGGACCGTCTGGGACGGGTCATCCGAGCGTCGGTGCGTAAAGCGAACGTAGATTGGGCGAGGCAGTCCCATTGGGGCCGTCTGGCCACCCTGGCCTTCAACTCGCGGGGTGTAACCCGTAAAGTTGGTGCCACCTTCTGGAAGCATTCCTGCTCCCTTGACTGCCGAGTCAACTGACCCGCCGCCCGTTGAGGAACGGAACAGGTAGTTGCCTGGATTGTCTTCGTGGCCCGTAACGGCGTAACCATAAATGGCGCCCGATGCGGTCACTGGCGTTGTAAGGCCAGGCTGAAGACCAAGGTCGTTATGGAAGAGGTTCTTTAGGTTGTCCCACTTTACCTCAACACCACGTGCGCGAACTTCGCACTTGCCACCGAAGTATGCCTTCGCGACAGGGAAATTCTGCTGACCGTAGAACTCGCGCTCCTGGAAGTTAATGTCGAACTCGACGTCGCCGCCAATTTCGCCAATCGTTACCAGCTCGTTCGTTCCGCCGTACCCAAGCGTTGTGCTGAAGTACGAAACTGTTCGGCTACCAGTGGACTGGTTTGCTACTGCGCCAGGCTTGTAAAAAGCAATGTCAATTGTTCCTGAACCAAGTGTAAGCATATCTTGCTCCCCTTATGTTTTTACTACTATGTACCGGATTACTCGCCGGTATTCCAAGACGTTCGGATTGTAGTCATCGCGTTGCGCAATTTTTCGCACAACGTGCAACACCGCTCCGTTTGGACCAGAGAGACGCTCGCGGTTAAGTATTGCATCTACGGCATTTCCAATATTGTTCAGTTCACTGGCGCTGTCTAAGCTCGAAATGAGCACATCCACCACCGGCCTGTCAATACTGAGCCCCAGATCGCTACTGCCCGCTACAACGGCAACTTTAATTGCCGGCAGCTCGCTTGGCCCTGTATATGCAATTGGGTACACCTTCTTATCGGTAGCCGAGCCGCCCAGCAAAGTTTGCAGGGTAACGTCCCCGCTCAGTGCCGTAAAGAAAGCTTCGTATACACCAATCACCGTGTTAGATTATCCCCTCTTGAACCCGTAGTCCACGTCTAAACTTTCTACACGCAAAATGTGCCACGCAGCGTAAGTGGCGTATACTACGGGGAGTGGCAGAAAACCTGCCCGATTATGGAGGGAATAATGCCAAACGAAAACATGGCCCGACCGCGCACGTGGGGGTCACAGGAAAAGGCTGACGCCGTTTCCTTAGAGTTTGAATCATTTGTTCTAAAATATCCAGATCGAAGCAAGGATTCCTGGCGCATTCAGCGAAACCGCCTGCTGTCTGGAGCCGCGAGTTTTGTGGATAAGCGCGTCAATAATGGCAAGACAAGAATTATTACGGACGGAAGCCTTGCGGCAAAGGTCCTCAGCGGAAGCAAAGAGAAGGTTGACACACGGGCTGTCATGGCCGCCGCAGAAGAAGAGCTTGCTTCCGTTACGGTTCAGGCGGAGATCGAAAAACTTCGCTCCTCCTACCGAGCAGCAATGAAGAAACTTTCTCAGCGAGAGGACGCAACCCAAGAGCTCGTCCAGGCTGTCTATCAGGCAGCAACTGAGGCAGCGGCCTCTATGGAGTTGCCTGCGGTACCAGCACGGATATTTGACCGAAGAGACGGAGACCCGGAGACGGCAATCCTTCTTCTCTCAGATTGGCAGTTGGGCAAAATTACCCCAACCTACAACAGCGACACTTGCGCAGAGCGCATCAAGCTTCTCGCCGAAAAGGTTGAGTCTCTTGTTGCAATCCAGCGTGCAGACCATCCAGTAACTGACCTTCGGGTCTATCTGCTTGGCGATCTCGTTGAGGGGGAAGACATCTTCCCTGGCCAGGCACACTTGATTGACGCTTCGCTTTACAACCAGACATTCCGCGGCGCGGAAATTCTTGCTGGCCTTGTCCGAAGGCTTGCAGGCAGCTTTGAGAACATCAAGGTTGTGGGCTGCATCGGCAACCACGGACGACTTGGCCGCAAGGGCACGTTCCACCCAGAGTCAAATGCAGACGCAATGATGTACAAGGTTGCGTCAATGCTGGTAAAGGACATCTCCCACGTTGAGTGGGTTGAGACCATCTCCAAGGGCGAGCGCGCTTGGTTTGGTACAGACGAGATTTACGGGAAGCGCTGGTTCCTATTCCATGGCGACCAGGTTGGCGGCGGCTTTGCCGGATTCCCTTGGTACGGCTTTGGCAAGAAGATTCAGGGCTGGAACATGACCGTGGCGCAGTTTGATTACAGCGTTGCCGGTCACTTCCACACGCCAGTGCGGATGTACCTGAACGGCATTGTGCATTGGAACGGCGGCTCAACAGAGAGCAGCAACACCTACGCCCAGGAGCAACTTGCTTCGGCTGGTGAGCCATGCCAGTGGTTGCTATTCCAGCACCCAACTGGGGTGTCGGCGGAGTACCTGATTAGGCTGACTTCCTAAACCGAACACCTCTGGAGCGACCAGCATTCCTGATCGCTCTGGAGGTAAGGTCGGCAATAAATCTTGCCGTCTCGTCCTGAACAGCACTGATTAGCGCCTGCTTAATTTGCGGGCGGTAATCATTTACGCTGAACTCTACGTGTCTCCCATAAAAGTTTTCGTACGCAACGTCCTCGGGGTTTGTCCCGTAATCAAGGGAAAGATTGCTGCCGCTGGCGCGGAAATTCATAATAGGATTAGCCTTTCTGACGCGACCAGGAGATTTCTTGCTGTCAGAAACATAGGTCCCCCTATCGCCAGCCAGACCCGCTGCGTATGCGCCAGAGTCCTGCGGTGCTTGATCCTCCATCTCCTGACCAACCCCACCGTATAAGGCGTCGATTGCATTCCTTGCTACAGAGCGGCGGAACTCGTTGTCAAGAGCCTTGGGAATCTGCTCCAACCTGCTTGCAAATTGACGAATCTCCCCAAGCACACCACTAGCCCGCACCGTAATTTTGTTGTAGCTCATCGCTCGCTCAGCCTTGCCTTGACTACGAGGTGATGGCGAAGGGCTTCCTGCAGAATGCCGATGACCAGGAAGGTCCTGCCGTGAACGACAAATTTGTCATCTGGTATCGGCCTATCCGTTCCGGTAATGAACGGCAAATAGAATTGGTAGAACGCCTCGCCGCGACGACCAACTCCGTCTTGATTCTCAATGTTGTAACGCTGTTGATAGTGACCCTTCTTTGTCCAGACAGTTGCCCTTGTCTTTACGGGCGTTCCCATGGCGTCTTGGGATGTCTGTCCGTCTCGGACAAGGGTAATGGCTGCGTTAAAGCCTGGTAGGCTCATCGGATAGCAGTCCCCTGGAATTGATCAAGCAGCGCCATGGCTGCGCGGGGAATCCGAAGACTAGCCCCTAGCTTGCCACCCTCGCGCTCGCCCTGCGGGTAGGCGCTATACATGTCCATCTCTCCAACGCGGAATCGGGAAAGGCCGCCCATGCCCTGCTTAACAAGGTTGTCCTTTGAAAGCAAATCAACAACAATCATGGCAACAGCGTCCTTGACTGGCTGCGGGGAAACCTGGTAGCCGTGGGTGTACACAATCTCTACCACTGGCTCGATCATGCCCAGGGCTACGATTGCCGGGAACAGCGAGTAGGTAACTGCCGCAAGCGAAGTGATCTCAACATAGCCGCGGTCTTCGTTAATGTAGAAATCGTTTACTGTAAATGAAGCGCTCTGCTGCGCGCTCACATGCACATCGACGGAAGACACCGATACAATCGGTCGCTGGCGTACGTAGATGCGGCGGTTCTTATGGTTCCACGGATGCTTTTCCTTGTTCTGCACATACTCAAACGAGTACCCAACGTAGGAATCAGCAAGGCCGCAGGCTGCTTTAATAAGACGTTCTAGCTTTTGGTTGCTGACCGATTCTCCGTCCGGCCCGCTAAGGTCGCCAAGTTCGTATGAGCGGAACTCGTCGACGGTAATGTATCCAAGTGGCTGCCCCTGGAAGGGAGTGGCCCAAGAGCCGCTGGCCAAGGTCCCCGTGTTGTACAGGCGCCACGTGCTAAACTGGTTGCTTGCGCAATTATTGTCGTCATATTCGTAAGTAGAAACTACACTGTTGAGGGATATGACAGCCCCGGCGTTAACAAAAGTGCCAGTTTGCGCTGCGGCGTCAGCGGACGTGGCCGCACGACCGACCTGAATGGCGTTGTACGTCGCCGAAGCAGTCGTAATATCGCTAATGTGGATTGTTAGTTTTACTGCCATGTGCCTATTCTCCTAGATTCTATAGCTCATAGCCAGACGGCAAGGGTCTACGCTGGGGTTTCACGTGAAACAAGTTTACAGCCCTGCTCTTTCAGGGTTTTTAAGTACTTGGCTTCAATCTTAGCACGTTTATTTATAAATTTAACATGGTTGCCATCTCCAAGCATAATGGTGCCGTCCATGTACCATTCAACTTCAACCAATGCGGAGGACTGCTCAAAGGCGACGTTGCGGATAATTCTTTTTGCAAACGCCGCACCTTGTTCCTGCGTGGTTACCGGTTTGACAATTTTCTTTCGTGGCATTCCTACCTCTAAATAGTAGAGGCGGGGCCTAAGCCCCGCCTCTACATACGTTCCTATCGAAAAGATTACACGTTTACGCGAATCTTGCCGTTGAACTGCGGTGCCTTGTTCGCAAGACCAAACATCACATACATGATGTAAAGGCGCGAGAGGGAACCGGCCACGCCAATTGGAATCTCCAACGTCGTGATCGAGTCCGAGCCAAGGTATGGCATCGACCAGGTATCCTCGTCCACGACATACATGTCGCGGTGGCCCTGGGCGCTGATGGTGTACGTACCAATGCTGTCGCCTGGAACTGGAAGGAGTGGAAGCTCACCAGCGGCCGTAACTACGGTGCCAAGTGTGAGGCCCATTGCCTGCCCACCCTGCGATGGGGCATTGTAACGAACGAGGCTCGTCACTTCATTAACAAGACCAGCGTAGTCCGTTGGCGAGCAAAGGACTGCCGATGGGTTTCCGCCCGCGTTAAGAATCGAAGCAACGTTCGTGTTGATCGTTGCAAGATACGCGCTTGCCCCCTTGTTTACGATCTGCGCAACACCAGCGCCGGAGCCAAGGTGCTTGCGAAGGCCGGTAAAGCCGTTTGCGTCGTATGCGCCAAGCTCAGTTGCAGCGCCAGCCGAAGCCGTCGTGTCAGCGTTACCCTGGAACAGGGCAGTCTGAAGCTTTGCTGCGATAGCGGTGACGCCACCCGCAAGCTCGGTTGAAAGGCCGTTGAACGGCCCGCCACCCTGACCAAGTGCGAACTGTGACTTCAGCGTGATCCCGCGGCGCGTTGCAAGCACGGCGACGTTAGTCGTCTGGCGAGCATAGGTCGAGGAATCATCGGTTACGGTGCCAGTTTCCGTCTGGAAAACTGCGCTGCCGTAAGCGCTCTGCTGATTGAACGCGTGCACGAGGCCGTTTGCCGGCTCCTTGCGGATGCGCTCGAAGAATGGGAACTTCTTTACGAAAAGCGAGTAAAGGATTGGCTCTAGGTCCTGTCGGATAAGGGCCGATCCACCGCTGCTGTCAAGAAGCTTGGCAATGTTGGGATTAGCAACTGCCAACTGATTAAGGACGTCGGACGAAGCCTGCTTGCCGGTCTGACGAGCTGCCTGAATGTCAAGCATCTCGTGAAGGTCGGACGTGTTCATCTTCTGGAACTTCGTGCGAAGGTCCTTCTGAATCGCATAGGCCTCGGCGGCGTCGAAAGTCTTCCCTGCGCCCGAATCTCGGGTCACTACGGACTCGTTAAGGGTTTCAAGACCCTGCTCGAATCCGCCTAGGATCTCTCGGTTGTCGCTCATGATTTATTACTCCTGAGTCTCCAGCACACGCTGGATGTATGGGCTTAGCCAAGGGGCAGATGTCGCCATCTCTCCCGTGGCACGCTTAAAGGCCGGCACATGACCAACGGGGACGTCAATCAATCGACCGACCAGGTCCAATGTCTTTTCCAACTCCAACTCGACCTTGGCCTTCGCAGCAATGACTTCGGCAACGCTCTTCTTCAAGGCGTTTACCTCAGCCTGTGCGGCTAGGGCTGCATCTAGTGCAGACTTGGCAATTTCCGCGACCTCGGCAATCGCTGCTGTATCGGCGGTCTGACCACCAGGAGCAGCCTCAATTGGCTCTCCTGCTGTTTCAATGGCGGCTTCAGCCGGAACCTCAACGGGCTCAACGACCTCTTCCGCTTCGGGCGCGACGGCGGGGGCTTCAACGGCATCGGCAACTGACTCGCCATCAACATCCTTGACTAGTTCTGCGCCAAGGGCCTCTAGGGCCACAACGTGCGCAGGCTCGTCCTCTGCTGCAGGCTCTTCTGCTGGTGCGTCTACGGCCGGCTCTTCAGCCGGAGCCTCTACTGGCGCCTCTGGGGCGACTTCTGCTGCTGGCACTACGGCCTCGTCAACAATAATCTCGTTTTCGTTTTCCACGCTCTTTACCTCCAATGATTTGCCCTGTGGGCTTTTGTTTTGCTTCATTGCAGAGGACAGTACTTCTGCCTCGCTTGACTCTTCAGCCTCACCTGGCTCCTCAGCAAGAGAAGCCCGGAGCTGCCATGACCACTTCTGGTGCATGTCCTGACGCTCGGCCAGGAAATTAGCGATCCCCTGCTGGTTGGCATCCGTAGCAGCCCCAAAGGCAACCATGATGTTTTCCAGCAACGATTCGTTGGCAGCATAAAGGTTAGAGGCAAGGGCTTCCGCTTCGTAGCCCTCCGCCTGAGGAGCTTCGTTGGTCATTCGCGCCAAATCCCTCAACTCAAAAGGAGCCGCGGAGTTTAGCTTGCGAAGGTTTTCCGCAATTGGGTCAAGTGATTCGTGAACGTCTTCATAGATTTCCTCAAAGAGGTCGTGATATTGGGCAAACTCTTCGCCAACAACGTTCCAATGGGCGCCGTGCGCCTTTAGGTAGAAGGCCGTAGCCTCAGCAAGCAATGTATACAAGGCGCCAGTCAGCGGAGCCTTATCGGCCCCAGCCTGGCCTTCAACCTCAACAGCCTTAGCAACAAGCTCATCCATTTCCGCCCGGGAGGCGCCACGGAGGCTCTTGACGGCATTCTGCAGATATGAACGCTGGTTTGCCGGAATGCCAACAACTGAGGCTTCCATCAACTTGACACTGTCAATAACGTATGTCTCTTCTCCGGTGGCCTTGTCTACCTTTTTGCTGACGCGGTCTACCCGCGCGCCGATTGAAAGGCCAAGCTTAACGCCGCGCTTGATTGCGCGGTATGCGCGAATGGCCTCTGGGTTTTCGTCCTCGGAAACGACGGAGATGTCGACGTCAAGGTCAAAAACTTCCTGCCCGGATGCATCAATGCGCTTAACAATGCGTGCATCCTTGACCGAACCAAACAGATCGTCGGGAACCTGGTACTCATGGTTGAGCCAGATTGTCATGTTTTGCTTGGCGGTTGCCTCCATGCTCTTCAAGGCGGCGAGCGTCATCTCGTCACCATGGAGGTCTCGAATCGTTGAAGAAGTGGTGCCCGTTACATAACGGTCGCCATTATCGGCCTCAAAGGCCTTAAGGGCATTCGTGTAAATCTTAAAGTCGGACATTTATCCCCCTTGCATGGGCCGTGCACGGCCCCTTGCGCTAGATAATACGCGTGCTTTATCCTGCCCTACAAGCCACTACAAATCTATGTGTGGCATTTCTACGCATATTTGCGTGTCAGGTGTCATCGCGTATTGACGTATGATAGCATATGTGCAATGAAAGACGACGTCTGTAAACTTTGCCGGCAGATAAAAGAGTCGGGGGCTGAGATCCAAGAGCTCTCGAATGCCCTGTTGCGCCTCCAGCGCCAAATCCAACCAGTCCTTGACTCATATGACAAGCAGCGCAAGGCTCACCTTAAGTGCGCTTCCTGCCTTATCCTTATAGGGCCAGACCACCTAGACAACCAGTTGGTCCCGGAGCCGATGGTTCCCCGGGCAAAGGGTCAAAAGCGCTATATGGTTTGCCCAGATTGCTATAAGCACCACGCAAAGATGAGAATGAGCGTCCCGCAGATGCGAAAGTACCATCAGCGCTTGTCAGAGATTATGGATAAACAGGAAATAGAGGACCTGGCCAGTCTTCCGTCCATTGAGGAGGCCGAAGAAGAGGCAAAAAAGTGGGCGCTAACCACCCTAGACGATGTCGACGCCTGACGTATCCTCAACAGTAGAGGTTGAGTTTGTTGATATTACCTGCGTAGTTCCTGTATGGTGGAGTCCTTACATGGCAGATCGCACAGTTACATTCAGAAACAACAGAAGAGTGGTATCCTGCACCAGAGCAGAAATGCAGGAATACGTCAATCAGAAGATGTCCAACAACATATTCCGCTCGGCGCTACGGCGTTCGGCGCGTGGGGGTAGATAGCTAGATGGCAGAGAACCAATCACTTTTCCAGCGAATTTTTGGCGGCGGAGACACTAGCCTAAAAGCTGGCGGTAGCGCCATTGTGCCCGATTACGACATTGGACCATACGCCCGAGGGGTCGGCTCTGTTCAAATGACTCGCCGCAGTGTGCAGCAGTTGCGCAAGTGGTCCCGAAGCAACCCGTGGATTCGCGCTGCAATTAACTTGCGCCGGACCCAGGTGAGCCGCGCAAAGTGGGACATTGTTTCTCTTGATGGGGAAGAGATTAGGGGAACAACCCGCAAAATCAATCAAATTAAAGAGTTGCTGCGCGCACCAAACCGACGAATGGATTCGTGGCGCTCACTCATTGAGCCCGTCGTTGAGGATATCCTCGTTCTTGACCAGGGTGCTATTGAAGTTATTCAGTCGCGCGGAGGCGCAATCGGCATTGAAAGCGCAAAGCCGGTCGCAGAACTTATTGCGAAGGACGGTGGCTCAATTGCCTTCAATAATGAGTGGACCGGAGAAAACGACGTCGACCCCCGCTACTACGAGATTGACGACACCGGCAGAATCGCTCGTAAGTTCAAAAACCATGAGCTAATTTGCTTTATCTCAAACCCGGTTACGTATTCGCCTATCGGCTTGTCGCCACTTGAAGTCCTAGCCGACACTATTGAGGCCGACCTTACCGCTGCTGCCTATAACGCAAAGGCCGTGTCTGCGGCAGCGCCTCCCGGCGTACTGCATCTTGGAGAAGGTATTCGCGCAGACCAGGTAGACGCCTTTAAGGCATACTGGGATACAGAGATTTCCGGCAGAAGCCAGATTGCTATTACTGGCGGCGGCAAGGGCGTGCAATGGATTCCGCTCGCCTCCTCAAACCGAGACATGCAGTTTATGGAGTGGCAAATTTATCTGGCGCGAAAGATCTGCGCCGTGTTTGCCGTTCAGCCACAAGACATTGGCATCACTATGGACGTAAACCGCGCAAGTGCAGATGTCGGCGCCGCATTTACCCAGGACGTTGGCATTGCCCCGCTACTCGACCTAATTGCTGAATACATGACGCGGGAAATTATCTGGCGTTACGATAAGAACCTTCGCTTTGTTTACACTGAGGTTGGCCGAGAGAGCCAAGGCGCGATGGCTGCTTACTACAAGTCTGCCCTCTCCGGCCTGCCATGGCTGAAGCTCAATGAGGCACTGCAGGAGCGCGGGCACGAAGGGATTGGGCCCGTGGGAGACGACATCTTTATCCCTTCACCGAAGGGGTATATCCCGCTTTCGCGCTACTCGGAATACCTTGACAGTGCGCTTGGGGCCACGCCAGAGCACACCGGACCAGATGGCGATGAGGGCGGCGCGGCACCAGCACAAGGCGGGCCAGACAACCCAGGAGAAGAGCCAAATCAGGGCGAAACCATGAACCCACAACAGCAAACTAGCAAAGCGCTGCTTGGTTTAATGATTGGCATTGAAGCCCTGTATGACGAGGACTGGGAACTCCGACCAAAGGTAGCCGAGGCTATTGCCGAAGCTAAGGAGCTAGGCCGTCGCATCGCCATTGTTGTTGGCTTTAAGAACGACAAAGAGGAAATTGCCGATTGGCTTACCCAGGATAACATTCAATATGACGATTTGATTATTAACACCTGGCCGGAGGGAACAGAAAACCGATTCCGCCTGTACGCGGCAAGTAAGCTATTGCGCGATGGCGAGTTGGAAATTATTGAAAAGACTGACGAACTTGCCGATGAGTACAGGAAGATTGGCGCATCGTTTGTTGCGGTAAACATTGCGAATGACCCGATTGAGGCCCAGAAGGAAGGCGCAAGCACAGTTGCCCCTGCTGGCGCTAAGGCCGAGGCCCGCAAGGGCCTGAAGTGGCGAGAAGAGTTTGGTCGCGGCGGGATTGGCCCAGGTCAGGCTACCGCAAGAATGATTATTGGAAACCGATTGACGATTGCACGAATCCGAAAGATGAGCGCCTATTTTGCCCGTCACGCAGTTGATAAGAAGGGTAAGGGCTGGGCTCCTGGTTCAGAGGGATTCCCAAGCAACGGACGTATTGCCTGGGCACTGTGGGGCGGAGACGCTGGAAGGTCCTGGTCCACAAAAGTATCGCGTCAAGATAAAGACAAGTAACGTGCAGCCACTTTCATTTCAGGATGAACTGTGGGTTACTGGCGTTGCGAGAAACGTTGAGAAGCACCTGCCTGCAGTCCTTGCCAACTTTGACCGGCTTGCTAAAATCTATCCCAATATCCATTTTAGCCTTTACGAAAACGACTCTGAGGACAACACCAGATTGCTTTTGCAAGATTGGTCCGCGCCAAAAACCAACGTAACTTTTTGCGTAGAAGAAGGAGTCGCCGCGTTCATTCCCGACCGAGTAGACCGGATTTGCTACGCCCGAAACGTTGCCTTGTCTAGGGTAGATTTAAAGTCAGCAAAAATGGTTCTTAATGTAGACATGGACGAAGTCTTTGCGCGACCGCTTGAAGCCAAATCATTTGTTTCAGCAATGAACACGCTCACTGAATGTGACGTGGTAACCGCAAATGGCTATGGTGGGTATTACGACATTTACGCGCTGCGGATTCCCGAGATTCTTGAATATGATTGCTGGGATCAATACTACAAACTTGTAAATGAATCTGGGATGGAAAAAAAAGAGGCAGAGTATCAGGCAATTGAGCGGTGGAAAGATTTTATGCCAACCGTTGAAAAGCCAATGGAGGTTTGGTCGGCATTTAACGCCGCCGCTCTGTATCGCGCAGACGCCTTTGAGGAACCATTGAAATACGAAACTGCTGACCTGCTTGGCCGAAAAGTGTGCGAGCATGTCGGCCTCCATGAGCAAATGAGGTGCAACGGCAAGCGTATTGTCTTTGACCCAAACTTCCGCGTATGAGCGACAAGTTCTATCACCCAGCAACTTGCTTCTGCCTTCCCTGTCGCGCCTTGCGCACTGAGGGAGTTGCCAAGCCAGCAAAGAGGGCTGAGCCCGAAGAGGAGCCAGCCAAGAAGGCCAAGAAGAAAAAGCGTGGCGCATAAAGACCCTGTCACCCCGGAGGTGCATGCCGCCGTTAAGCTGAGAGACCAGCATTGCGTCGGCCCTTCTGTTGGCATGGAGGGCGAGTGCGGTAGCCAGTGGGGCCCGGGGCGCTCGGTTGTCATTGAGCTCGACCATGTAAACAGTTCCGGCTTTGGTAAACGAGGACCCTCGATAGAGGAAAACATTGTGTTACTATGCGGCTACCATCATCGAATCAAAACTGAGTCAAGCCGCCGCTGGCGCGCCGCCCTCAACGAATACTTGGAGCAATTTTATGGAATCTAGAAACCGCTGGTATGACAAGGTTGGCTTTATGGGCCAACTTACGTGCGACCTCCATGAGTGTCTAAACAAGCGCGACGGTTCCGCTTCAAAGACCGCCTACTTTGGGCACCTTGGCACTATGGTTGAAGTAAACGACAAGAGGTATCATGTCAAGTGCCTAGAGAACAAAAAGTCTATTGACTCTATTCGCAATATGGAGACCGAAAAGCGCGATTGACCCGCCCCTTGGCGGTATGATACAATTGCGTCAGGTAGGAAATAGTCTACCTGGAAGGAGCAAGCATGGATTACATTGACGCCTATATTCTTGGCGCAAGTGCGCTAATTGGCGTACTTCCATCCGATGCCCCAGCTGACCCAAATGAGCGAATCAAATTGGCCAGCCTATTGGTTGAGCAGGCAAAGGAATCACTTGGCGGTCGAGATGTTCACGACCACGACGAATGGCTTTCCATCTGTGAGGGCATTTCAAGCGTTGGCGAGCAATGGATTGAGACCGGCAATGTTTCAGAGGGGGCACCAGTTGAGTAAGCAAAGCGGGGATCAATTCAAGACTGTCCGTCTTGCGCAGAAACGCCAGACCGCTAAGGTTTGGGAAATCATCCGCGAGGCTGGCATCAAGCGACGCTGGGTTGCAAAGCACCTTGGCGTTTCGTATGGTTACCTCAACCAGGTCCAGTATGGCCACGCTCCGATGAGCAAGGCGATG